TACGCCCTGGAGTAAGTCGGCAGATGTATATGCCAATGATACCGACAACGCTTACCCTGAGCGTATGGACAGGTTAATAAATAACAGCGTAACGGCAAAGTCGGCAGCCAGTATCATGGTGCAGTACCTCATTGGTAAAGGATATGGTTTAGAAATCGACAGCCTTATCATCAATAAAGAGAAAAACCTGAAACTGATAGATTTTGCCGACGATATAGCCGACGATCTTGTAAAACAACGCGGTGTATTTATCCATGTTAACTGGAATGCACTATATCAGATATGCGACTTTAGTGTGATTCCGTTTGAGTGGTGCAGAATTGGACGAACCGACAGTAACGATTATGCCGGAAATATTGCTGTTTGCAAAGAATGGTTAAAGCCAAAGAAAGCCGATATTCAACTGATAGATGTATTTAATCCCCGCAAAAAAGTGATTGATGCACAGGTAGAAAAAGCCGGTGGATGGGAACATTACAAAGGACAGGTACTCTATGTAAATATGGACACTAAGCTGATGTATCCCCTATCGCGTATTGATTCGGTTGCCGAAGATTGCGATAGCGAGGCACAGGCATCGGTTTATAAAAACAGGCTGCTACGAAAAGGGTTCTTTGGCAATACACTCGTTGTTACACGTCCGCTTGTAGGCGAAGGCCTTGACAGCAAAGCATTATTGAATGCCGAAAGCGAAAGGGAACAGTTTCAGAAAGCCATTAAAGAAAGCCTTGGTGCCGAAAATACAGGCGGCGTTTTATGCCTGGAGATGGATTTTGCCGGCGAAAAACTGGAAGATGCCATTTTGATAAAACAAATTGAAAGCAAGATAGACGACAAGCTCTTTGATTATACCGAAACAAGTGTTCGCGAGAACATACTGGTAGCGTTTAACAATCTGCCTTCAGGACTGGTAAAAACCAACGAATCGTCGCTTTTTGGCAATTCAGGGGAGGCCATTCGTGAGATGAAACGTACGTATTGGGAAAATACCACTAAAGAACGCAGTTTACTTACCTCTGTCATCAATCAGCTACTTGCCCGTTCGCAGGATTTTTCAAGCCTTACTGTAGAACCCCTCAAACTTATTGAAGATGCAGCCATTGATAACCCGCACTGATATCGCTAAATACAGGCAAATTAGTAAATCATCTAACGATGCCAAGCTCAACGAAATGATCCTTGATGCCCAAATGCTCGATCTTCAGCCACTTATCGGCGAAAGCCTGTACAATAAACTCCTTGCCACTCCCGAAGAATATCAGGATTTAATTGAAGGTGGTATTTATGAGGCAGAAGGTATTGGTTATACCAATTATGGCCTTAAAATGGTGCTGGCTTATTTTACGTATGCAAGGCATATCATATTTTCATCGGTCACAGACACAGCCTATTCGGTAGTAGAAAAACTTAATGATACCAGCCGCCCGGCAGATGCCTCCTCTAAAAAGACGATTTACAGCCTGAACCGCGATGCGGCTTTTCAAATTTGGGAAAATGTAAAAAAATACCTCATCAGGACACATCATCCTGATTTTACAAACTGTCAGAGAACAATTTCGACAGGATTAAGATTCAAAAAAATAGTATAGCATGAACTTTATCAATTCGCTAAACGACAAGTATTTCACTCTAAATGGCGTACAGTATTTCAGGAACTATGTATCGGCAGTTCATGGCGATAAGATAGAACTTTACAACTGCTATGAGCGAAAAGATGTACTGATTCCATTAACAGGCTTTGCCAACTTTATGGTTAATGGATCGGTATTTATATCTGCCAATGAATTACAGGCTGAATTACTCGATGTAACCTATTCCAGATTGACTATTGGAGATGGTTCATCAATAGACCAGAATAACGAAACAAGGGTAATAAGTGCAGGAACACTATTAGTTCCTGAATCGGGTTATCTTCCTCTGCCGTTAACGACCATGATTGTAAATAAGCTTAATGAAACGCCTATAGTCATTACAGCAAAACAAACACCTGTGGTAGTTACGGTTAAGCTCCAAAGCGTTCCGGGAACAGTTAAGTACACTTCAAAATTACTTAAATACCTCTTTAAACCCGGCAAGGGCAATTGGGGAATTGATGGCACGCCCATAATACCTTCACATCTTGAGCTTATAAGTAATGAAAATTATGTTGTTCAGGATTTATTAAGTGAGCCAAATGCAGTTATAGAAAATCTTGGATCTATATCTGACGGTGATTTTGTGACTGTAGCCAACGAGAGACTTTGGGATTTTGCCGACTCTGATGCACCCACAGAAGTAGGTATAAAAACCTATTACTTTAGTTATGAAACAGAGGGTGTTTTGTACTTCGCTCAATTTATAGGGACTCCCGGTATTTATGGCGACATGGCAAGTAAAAAATTTAACCTTGAAGATTTTACATCAAGTACAGATACCAGGGTTACAGAAGTTCCAAACCTTGAACAGGTGCTAGCAGAAGGTGGAAATACAAATATCTCTCAACTAACAAATAATGGTGATGGCACATCTCCCTATACTACCGAAGCTAACCTGAACGGACTCAATATAAGTGTTAATCAGGCAGCTGCCGAAATGTATTTTAAGAATAGTGAAGGCGAAATACTTTCTACAGTGAGCCTTGGCTTTCTGAATAATGAGGGTACTACTTTTTATTATAATGCGGCTAGTCAACAGTTACAGTTAAAGAACGATTCAGGTGAAATACTAAGTGAGATACCTGTAAACGCATTTGTTTCTAATTTAATGCAATCGGTAGAATTTAATGGTGCATTACCCTCAAAATTAGAATTTAAGGATGCTACAGGCAATGTAGTAGATTCGGTTGAAATTACAATTACCAATATAACAGGACTACAGACAGCACTAAATAGCAAAGCCCCGTTAGTTTCACCATCTTTTTCAGGTATACCAAATGCTCCAACGGCGACTACAGGTACAAACACCACACAAATAGCTACAACGGCTTTTGTTACATCTGCTTTAGTAGCTAAATTAGATAGACCTACAAATTTAATCCCTACCGGAGCTAATTATGTAAATGGAGCTAATCAGTGGGTATTATTTGCAACATCAGTAAACAGTTCAACAATTGATACTATAAATGTCGGCACAACGACACCAATAGCTATAGGTATTACCTATGCTACAGCAATTAATAGCTTACAAAATCAGATTAATTTGAAAGCTCCATTATTATCACCATCATTTTCTGGCACACCAATAGCCCCTACTGCAATAGCGGGCACTAATACAACTCAAGTAGCAACAACTGCTTTTGTAACAGGAGCAGTAGCCACAGCTAATGCAAATGTTATAAAACAAGGCGGTAATAGTTTTGGTACGGATGTAACAATTGGGACCAACGATGATAATTCTTTATTGCTTGAAGCGAACGGAATATCGCGTTTTTCTATATCTGCTAACGGGGAGTTAGGTCTATCAGGAGTTAAAAATACTATTTCAGGAGTTACAACATTCTACAATAATATTTTAATTCAACCTGGATTAGGAAATGTAATTGGGGGCGTAGGAGGGGGAAGTATAGCTTTTGGAAATAATACAAACAGTTCAGTATATTTTAAAAGCTTAAACCCTACTAATGGATTTACGTTTGAAACTGTATCAACAATTACAGGATTAGACATCGTTACATGGTATTTAGGTGCTTCAAATCCAGTTGCAGGCATAAGAAAAGATGGTAGAACTTATGGACTATCAGGAACCTTATCTAATGATTATTATACAGTAGGACAGGCAACAACTGCATTAGCAGGAAAAGCAGATGTATTTTCATTAAAAAATATTGGTGGTCAAAGTATATTTGGCACTGGTAATTTAACGGAAGTTCAGAATTCACTCGTTTCTTCAACTACATTAGCACCATCGGTCACTGCTGTAAATACTGCTTTAGCAACAAAAGCGGATGAAAATAATGCAGTACATATATCAGGAGCTGCCGAAACAATAACAAGCGCTAAAACGTTCACTCAACCGGTAAGCTATACTAACACAAACTTTGATAGTAGCCTTAGTGACTTTTTAACCATCAAAAATAAAATTACGACTGCTACAGGTTGGGCAAGAGGTATAAAAGTTACGAATAATACAGATGTTAATCTTGCTGAATTTGGTGTTTATGGAATTAATCAGTCGCTGAACTATGCCTACATAGGCATAGGGGCAAATCCGGCTACTTCCTCTCCTATATTTCGGGTAACATCAACGGGTATTGGTATTGGATTATCCGGAACAAATTTACCGGCAACAGGTATGGCTTTAGATGTAAACGGAACAACCAGAATAAACACAACTGCAGGCACACAGGGATTGATCGTTACTAGAGGCGGAAATGAAGGCTTAGAAATTACCCCAACAACTGCAGGTAACGGAACAATTACAGTAGCTAATTATGATAGAACCGGATTAGCCTATAAACCTTTAGTATTAGCAGGTTCAAAAATAATAACTAATCAAGGAAATGTAATATTAGAAACCGGAAATTTAAATCCAACTGATACAGGCGAAAAATTGCAGGTAAACGGTACTTCTTACTTTGATGGAAATTCAGGCTTTGGAATACATACACCCTTAGCTCCATTACATAGCTATAACAAAACATCAGGAGCGGTAGGCTATGCAGGTGTATTTTCTTCTTTGAGGGGAGGAGTGGGAATTTTTAGTAGTTCAGCTACTGCTACAGATTATCTTTTAGCAGTAGGAACAGCAACTAATCCATCTGCTGGCTCAGGCGTTACACAAAGATTTAATATTTTGGCTAACGGCAATGTAATAATAAACAATGCTACAGACACAAATGAAAAGTTTCAGGTTACCGGAGATGGAAAATTTACAACGAACTTAAAAACACCACGATTAGAATTTCCTTTTGATTCAGCACAAACGACATCACGTACCTGGGCACAACGCAATGATTATTCCGTCAAAGGGGATTTCGTTATTGGAACTTTTACAGACCAGACAAATACATCGTTCCTTCCAAAAATTTATATAAAGCCAACTGGGGAAGTTGGTATAAACAGTTCGAATCCTACTAAAACACATTATGTTGCCGGTACCGGAGAGTACACAGGGCAACTGACAATCCCTGATGGTACCGGGGCAAAAAGTGCTGTTACGTTAGATCAGTTAAATGCTAAAGTTCAGAATTCATTGACACCAACATCTAATACAATTGCCCCAAGTGTAGGAGCCGTTAATACTGCTATAGCAAACTATTTTGATTCAATGTTTGTAATTGATAGAACTTACACTGGTAGTAATTGGTTTACTTCTCTCGATACTCGATATCCAAATGCTAAAAAAAACTTTAGAGTAATTGCCATAACACCAACAGGCAGTGCCCATTCTGAATGCATCAGAACAGTTGAAGGTGCTCCCGGATTAGGAAAATGGCTTATAATCGGAGGTGGTGAAATTACTGCAAATCCATAATTTATAAACTTTCTGAATAATGACAACAAAAA